CATCATCTCTGGTCTATAATGTAAGTGCGATAAGCGCACCTAGTGTTCTCAATGCTGCAAGTGGAGACTTGCTCAGCTGCGAGATGTCCGTATCAATCCTAACGAGTTGGAGCTAACCATGACCGACATGGCACAATGGGAAAAAGAGCAGGAAGCTTTCTTGATCAAAATCGGTCAGGTTAAGCCAGCAGCACCAAAGCCAGTAACTAAGAAAGAAGAGGAATAATCCGATGGCAGTTTATTTAGCAAATACAGGAGTTCTAACTGTTAATTCGGTTGATCTCTCAACATTGGTCACAAATGTAGTTATCAACCGCTCATTTGATGAGCTGGAGATTACAGCTCTTGGTGACACAGGTCACAAGTTCGTAAAGGGATTGGAAGCTTCAAGCATCACAATCGACTTCCTAAACGATTCAGCATCTGCAAAGACACTTCAGACATTAAACACTACTTGGGGCACAAGCGTTACTGTGACTTTCAAGCAAACATCTGATGCAGTATCAGCAACTAACCCACTTTACACAATGACTTGCTTAATCAATAACACAACACCTGTAAATGGTGCTGTTGCTGATTTATCAACTCAGTCTGTAACATGGAATGTTATGGGTACAATCGCAATTACAACAAGCTGATAATTAACTAACAAAGGGGCTAACCAATGGCAAAACTTAAGATTACTAAGACAGATGGAAGTGTTGTTGAAGGAGAAATTACACCAGCAGTGGAGTATTTCTTTGAGCAACAGACTAAAATGGGTTTTCATCGTGCTTTTCGTGAAGAAGAAAAACAGTCACATGTCTATCTTTTGGCTCATGAGGTTATCCGCAGGTCAGGTGAAACTGTAAAGCCTTTTGGGATGGAGTTTATCGAGACACTGAAAAGTGTTGAGGTTCTAGACTCTGACCCTTTAGCATAAAGCGAGATCTGCCATTCACCTACCTAATCGCTCGACTGAGCATTAGGTTGCAGATCCCGCCACAAGCACTATTGGAATTAGATAACACCATGCTCGATGCACTTGTGCAGGGGCTAAAGGATGAGGCGAAAGAGGTGAGCGATGCAAATAGAACTAAGAGGAAACGCTGACCTCCGCAAAGCATTGCGCCGCTTCGCTCCTGATTTAGAGAAGTCTCTTAAGATTGAACTAAAGCGCGGGCTTGCCCCAATAGCACAAACAGCTAGGGGCTATGTTCCGTCTCAATCACCTTTAAGCGGATGGACTGATAGATCCTTTAATGAGGGTAGTTTCCCTACATTTTCTGCTTCAACAATCAAATCTAAGATTGGTTATAGCACAGCAGTTACAAAGCGAAATGCTAGAGGCTTTAATTCTATGGCTTCGGTATTTAACAATTCTCGCGCAGGTGCTATTTATGAATCTGCTGGTCGTAATGGCGCACAAGGTCAGCCGTGGGTAGGCCCTAAAGGCCCAGCAGGCAAAAAGTATTCACACTCTCGCAACCCTAAAGCTGGTCAGCAATTTATCGCTGCTATGCCTCCACTTACAGGAAGCCTTAAGGGTCGTGGTCGTTTAATCTTTAGAGCATGGGCTCAAAACAAAGGCGTTGCAGAAGGCATTGTCAATAAGGCAATTACTACAGCAGAACTAGAATTGTTAAAGAGATCTAGAGCTGGAGCATTAGGGAGAGCAGCGTGAATTATCAAGAAGTAATTAACATTGCGTCCAAGTTCGATGCTAAAGGATTTAAGCAAGCTGAGACTGCTTTAGGAAAATTATCTGGAACTGCCAAGAAGGTTGCAGGTAGTTTAGGTCTAGCATTCGGTGCAGCAGCTATTGCTCAGTATGGCAAAGCAGCAGTCAAAGCCTTTGCAGATGACGAAAAAGCAGCCCTTCGACTTAATCGAGCAGTTGAGAATCTAGGCATTGGCTTTGCTAATCCAGCCATCGCTGACTACATCGCTAACCTAGAAAAATCCGCAGCAGTTGCAGATGACATTCTTCGTCCAGCGTTTCAGGGTCTATTGACCACTACAGGTTCATTGACCCAATCTCAAAAACTTCTTAATGATGCAATTACAATTAGCCGAGCATCAGGCGTGGATCTTGCAACTGTCACTGAGGATCTTGGCAAAGGTTACATTGGTATTACAAAGGGTCTGACTAAATACAACACTGGTCTTACTAGGGCAGAGTTACAATCTAAGTCCTTTAATGAGATTCTTGGAGTTATTCTTAAGCGTTCAGCAGGCGCAGCTGAGGATTACCTAGACACTACTGCCTACAAGTTCGATGTCCTCAGTGTTGCAACATCTAACGCCTCAGAGATTATTGGCGGCGGGTTAGTTGATGCCTTTGCCCTTATTGGTGGTGGCACAGATGCCTCAGATGCCGCTTATGTTATCGAGACTATTGCCAGCGCACTTGCTAAAGTCACAGTCCAGACTGGCAGAACTATTGGTGTCATTCCAACCCTAATTGCTAATCTTAAAAAACTACCTAGAGAAATCTTCTCAGGATTTGTGGGTAAGCAATTTGGCGTTAATGTAAATATCCCTCTTGCAAAAGAAGAAACTAAGCTTACTCTCACCCAGAAGCGACAACAGGAACTCCTTGCTAAATTAGAAAAGGACTCACTTAAGCGCGAGCGTGAAAGACTTGCTCTTAAGAATAAACAATTAGCAGCCGACAAAGCCAAAGCAATTATTGCTAAGGGTGAGGCAGCCCTTCTCAAAGGCGAGTCAGTCTTTGACATGGACAAAATCCAGATTGCAGCAGCTCTTACATCTCAGGCTGAACAACTAGGCAAAGCAACTACTGGGGCTCAGTTATTGCAGATTGCTAACGACACTGCCCGCCTCAATGTTAAAAAGTCAATCCTTGCCTTAGAAGATGCTATTGCTTCTAAGGACGAAGCAGCCATTATTGCGGCTACAAATAAACTTAATGCTGATCTTAAGATTCTTGGTGCTTTAGGCTTACAGGATATAAAACTAAAAGACATCAAATCAGTTCTTGATAGTCTCAAGCCTAAAGACTTAATTAACCTTGCCAATCTAGATGCTGCTATTGCCAAATTAAACGCCATGAGCAGTATGACTGGACAACCAAAGATAACTGGTGCTGGTACAAGCACAGGCAGATCTAGTGCTTCTGGAATCCCTGTTGGAGATTTTGTAGAAAAGATTCCTACAAGCGGCGTGTCAATGGCAGCTATTTTAGAGTTCGCCGATGCAGCTACAAGAAGAGCCAATGCAATGGCTGACCTGCTAGATGCACAGAATGCAGCAGATGCAGCAGCATTTGCTAACAGCTCTCTAAACAGCTTTAACATAACTATCCAGACTGGCGTGGGAGACCCTAACGCTATTGCTGAAACTCTAGACCAGTATTTGCAGGGCGCTGTAGATCGTGGAACTCTAAGGCTTCGATAATGACATGGCTACCAGAATGGCGTGTGACAGTAGGTGATGATGTTTATACAACTGTCACCTCTGTTTCCTATGCTACTGGTCGGCTAGACATTGACCGCCAATGCACAGCAGGTTACTGCCGAGTAGAAATCATCAATACAGATGGCTCACCTTTTACCATCAATGTTACTGAGCCAATTACTTTAGAGTTAAAGAATACATCTGGCACTTATATCACTGTCTTTGGTGGTGAGGTCTCAGACTTTTCTATTGGAGTTAGAAGCCCAGAAGAAAGTGGTTACATCACAACAGGCACAATTCTAGGCATTGGCGCGCTGGCTAAACTGACTAAGGCTATTTACAACACAGCCCTATCAGAGGGATTAGATGGCGCACAGATTGCAGCCATTCTAGGCGCAGCTCTCAACCTTTCTTGGAATGAAGTTACCCCTACTGTTACATGGGCTACTTATCCAGCAACTACTACATGGAATGATGCTGAGACTTACATCGGCACTATTGACTCAGGCTTCTATACGATGATAAGCCAAGCGGCATCTGCTACGGCCAAAAGCCAGACTTTAGCAGATCAGATTGCCACTAGCGCACTTGGTCAGGTCTATGAGTCAGCAGATGGCCTAGTCAATTATGACGATGCAGACCATCGCTCAGATTACCTTTCAGATAATGGTTACACCTACCTTGATGCAGCTTATGCAACTCCTAGCAGTATTAGTTCTCAGACACAGATTGCTCGCATCCGCAATAGCCTTATCTATAAATACTCTACAGCCTACGGCTCAACCTACAGTGCCTCTGATAGCGACTCTATAGGCGCATACGGCCTCTATGAGCGTTCATTCGAGTCTAACATCAAGAACCTTGCTGACATCACTGACATCGCCACTAGAGAGCTTAATCTACGCAAGACCGCTAAAGCCTCACTGGGAGCAATTACCTTTAGACTTGATAATCCAGACATGCCATCTGCCATGCTTGATGATCTAATTGCTATCTTCTTTGGCGAGCCTGTCCTTATCCAGAACTTACCTTCCAACCTTTTAGGTGGCACATTCGAGGGCTTTGTGGAGAATGTAGCCCTACGCGCTACCCCTACTTTTGTGGATTTAACCCTTTACATCACAGCTACAGAGTTCTCACTCTCGACAACACAATGGGAAACAATTTTGCCTAGCACAATAACATGGGCAACTACAAATGCTACACTTATCTGGAATAACGCGACAGGAGTACTATCTTAAATGGCAACGAGCCCAATTTATAGCTGGCCAGAGCCAGACAACACTGACCTAGTAAAAAATGGTGCGTTAGCAATTCGCACATTAGGTGACGCTATTGACACCACTATGGGAACAATGGTTGCTAAGACTATTGTGGATGCCAAAGGTGATCTTATTGCAGCTACTGCTGCTGACACAGTATCTCGCATCGCTGTGGGAGCGAACGATACCGTCCTCACTGCTGACTCAAGTACGGCTACGGGATTGAAATGGGCAGCAGTTGCAGGTGGCTCATCATTTGCAGGCACTAGATTACTAAAAACAAGTGGTAATCAATCAATCGCAGATTCAACTTTCACAGCAGTCACTTGGAATACTGAAGTTTTTGATGTTGGCGGGTATCACGATTTAAGTACGAACACCTCACGTATTACAATTCCCGCAGGAAAAGGTGGATATTATCGTTTTTCTTGGCAAGAATATGTTTTAGGTGCGGCTTCAGTCATTTATCTTTATAAAAATGGTTCAAGAATAAGTTATGATAATGTGGCTAGTGATTTTACTGCTTGTTTTACTGCTATTTCAGCAGGTGCAGCTGGTGATTATTTTGAAGTTTATTTAAGACAAACGAGCGGCAGCTCTAAAACAATCGCAGATGAAGCCAACGGCGCAAGTTGGATTACGTGGTTTGACTGTAACTACTTAGGAGCATAAATGTTAATACAATTCGATTTACCTCAAAACCTTAACGGTGGAAAACTAATTACAGAATTAGCCACCGCTGGCATTACAGTTAATCAAGA